GCTCCGTGTGCAAATACAGAACCGCATCAGGATGATTCTTCGCAAATATTGAAAACGCCAGCAGGTTCTGACCGAACGATTTACGGTTCGGCACAATGCCCTTATTCGCCGCATTCATCATCACAATGAAACGGTCATCGCCGATGCCGAGCAGTTCACGCCCAGTCTTGCTTGTGCCGTCACCGGCGGTCACTGTCGGCGTCGGCTTGAACACCCCGTCGAATGCGTGAGGCACATAATCCGCTTCGATACCGGCACCCTCAAACATTGACTTACCAAACTTGCTCATCGCCAACGCTCGAGCGCCAGTGACCCGGAAATATTCGGCAACCTTCGGCGGTATTGGTGCATGGTCGACAGGTGTCCATGACCAGGTCGGAATGTCACGAATGGAGTCCTTGTTGAACGTCCAGACGTCGCACAGGGTTATGACGTGGGGTTTGCGCCCGGTGACTTGCGCGTAGTGCTGCGCGTTCGCGGTGATGGAGTCGTTGCGCCAGTTGCCGAACCCTGAACCGTAGATCGGGACTTGACGGCCGCCGAGGTTGAAGACGGTGTTGCCTGCTTCGAATCCGTAGTTGACGTGGCAGGCGATGTCGAATCCGTCGTTGGCGATGCGGGAGACGACTTGCTTCGTTTGGGTGCCGTACCCGGTTCCTGCCCACGGGGCGTTCGCGAACCAGAGGATGCACGGCTTTTCTTTACCGCCTCCAGATGAAGCCACCCCATCTGTTCTAACAATTCCAGTGTCGCTGGTTCCGCCTCGAACGGCACCCCGCTTGAATGAACGTGCATTACCCATTCCTTCATCCTCTCAAAAAGCCCTCAGGGGCACCAACCATATTGGTCGATGCCCCTGAGGGTACTGAACGGTGCTGACTTGTTACAGGCTCAGCAGGTGCTTCACGTGCGAGGTCTGGACGAGGTTTCCGTCGACACGCATCTGAGCACGGAACGTGACCAAGCCCTGGTTGAAGGCGTAGTCATCGCTACGGTCGAGCTGGATGCCACCGGCAGTGCGCACGTAGTATGACGGCAGGTGACCGAAGATGACCGACTTCGAGGTCGACGTGACGCTCGCCATCGCCGGGTTCTCGTAGATCGGGTAACCGAGCAGACGGTCAGGGGTTGAGGCATCCAGCGTCGGGGCGAACAAATAGACGCCCGAGGTAGAAGCCTTCAACTTACGAACCGCACCAATGGTGTTTCCGTTCATCATCCAGCCGCAACCCGGGAGCAGACGCGCCGCACCATCGAGGCTGTACGCCAACGAGATGAGGTCGTCACCGGCGATGACCGCAGTGCCAGCGGTAGTGCCACCGACAGCAGAGCGGTTGACAATGCCGTTCGGCTGCACGGTGCCGGTACCGGTCGTCAGACCAGTGTTCACCGCGTAACCGATGGCGTTGCCGGCCTCCTGCGCAATGAACGCAGAAATGTCGACAGCGGAGTCGTTGATGAGTTCCTGGGACACCTGCACAATAAACGAGAATTTGTAGGCGCCGAGCGTGACGAACGAGTTGAACGTCGGGTCGGAGGTTCCGATAGCAGCGGTCGCGGTGGACACAGTCGCGGTCGACCAAGCCGACAGGGACGGAATCTGCAGGTTCTCGCCACCAGTGGTGTTCAACACCGTGGAGGTCGTCAAGAGGGGGCCGACAAGACGCGCCTGGTCAATGACCTGGTTGTAGAACGACGTCTGCAACGGCGAACCGGTCGAGGCACCAGAGACGGCACGCTTCTCAAACGTGTAGGAGCGAATCTCGCCACGCGCAAGAGCAGCCAGCATGTCGGCATCGGTCTTGTCAGAGGCACGGGACTCCACAACGGGGGCACCCATACCGGCAACGGCAGCAGCAACGCGAGCCTCGCGCTCCTCAGCCTTCTTCACGTCCTCGATCAGCGCAGCACGCTTGTCAAGGTCGGCATTGATACGAGCAAACGCCTGCTCTTCCTCAGCGGTCAGATCCCGCTTCTCGGCAGCAGCAGTGTCCAGAAGTTCCTTAGCCTGGTGCCAAGCCTTCTGACGCTCGTCGATCTGCGACTTCAAAAAGTCGTTAGACATAACGAACTCACTTTCGTGATAGTGGTTGACGGCGCGTGGCTCCACAGCACCAAATCCTGCGACCGGACGACCACAGGAAACTAGATAGATTTCGACATCAAATCCAGTTGCTTAGAAAGAATACTCAACGGGGTAGACACATTTCCACTCGTTGAATCATCCTCGAGTGTCGTCGACGGGCGAAGCCTTTCAACCGCCGCAGTAATAATTGATGCTTGTTCGTCAGCCAGCTCTTGACCATTCTCCAACAAGGTCAATGCCTGAGCCAACGCGTCAGCATCAAGGTTCGTGCGCTTGGCAAGCATCTCCATCGAGCGAACCTGCGCCGATGTCGCCTCATACGCTGGGAAACCAGTCACAACAGACACCTCATGCAGACGAATCTCATTCAACCTGCGCGTACCGTCATCAACCCACTTGTCACCACCCGACGGCACAGTGAAGCCAAAACTCATACTGGTGACGTCACCACGCTGCATCAGAATAGACAAATCCCGGCCATACGTCGTCGGCGGCAAATCAGCCTCAACATAAAGACCCTTGGAGTCCTCACTCAACCGCAATGTTCCAGACCGCTTCGATGCCAACACCTGGTCAGCATTATGGTTCACGAACATCTTCACCTCGTTACGAGAACGAAGCGACTTAGCGAACGCGCCAGGGGCAATCGTCTCAATGAACGGCAACGGCTCAGACGGCGAATCAAACACTGCCGCATACCCACTGAACTGCATGTAGTCACTGCCGTTATCGACAGAACGAATAGTGAAATCCTCAGTGATGATGCTGCGGGTTTCAACTGGCTTACTCACTGTGCCCTCCTCGGGTGACTCGTCGGCAACAAATCATTATCCGCTGTCCACCGTGGATCAGCATCAACGGTTTGATGCCATACAGCGAGGAAACGCCTCACCCTTTCCCCAACATCCATACCTGTCGCCTCAGCCCTACGCGACACAATATCCAAACAACGGGCATCCGCGTCAGTACCAGCAGCTCTTTGAGCGAAAGCAATGACCTTGTCCGCTTGACCCCTGATAGTCGGGTCAACACCCCACAGGTAGGCCGCGACAGCACCAGCACCGGGAAACTCATCATTGGATGGTTCACTGTTTTGCGCGACACCTTCCCAATCGCCGCGATGACGGGCAACCCAGGCAGCAATACGCATCCACTTATCATCCGACACTTGCCCGCGACCCATCGCCCGAGCCTCACGCACCGTCGCCGGCTGCAGACCATCACCAGCCAAACCATCAGCCCAATATTTCAAACCAATTTGAGCTGCACGACGCATATACATTGGTGCGTCAGTGGCACGAACAGCACGATACGCCGCCGAATCCTTCACCTCGATGCCCAAATCCAGCAGCGCCGTAATCGTCTCAGGATCATTTTCAAACCACTCATCAATCACGTCACCATCATCCATAAGCAACTTCGCCTTATAGACCTTGAACTCACGTGACGCATTCGGGCCGGGCGGGAAATCCGACAAGTGAATATCCTCATCAAGAACATTCAAACCATTATCGGCAAGCCACTTCTTCGTCTCATCGAACCTATCCAACTGACGGCCAGACACGATGACAATCGCATAGCCCTCAGTCTGCTTCTCCAGCAACTCATCGAGCACACCAGCAATCGGGTCACCATTACCGGCAATCAGCGTGTCATCAAGATCGGAGACGACAATGTCACGCGCCATAAACAGCCTCAGGATCATCAGGGCTGATCTGCGCCACCTGCTGCAGTTGTGTCGACGGCAACCCCGAGTGACCAATCGCAGGAAGCCCCAAAGCCGACAACGTCTCACTCGGGTCGAAACCAACCTGAATCAGTTTCGCCGCCATACCAACCTTCTGCTCCTGCTCAACCAACGCGGCAGCTGCGAGGTCGATGTTCGCCATCGGCACCCGATACACGTCCCCACCCTCAACTGGCGGCAAATCCTCCAGCCGGTGAATATCGTTCACAGACAAGAACCCAGCCTGCGTACCCGTCGAATAAGCACTGAAACGCGCTTGAATATCGCCACGCAGAATGCCATCCATATTGAAACGAACAAACACACCCTGCGGCAACAGCGACGTATATGCGGCCTCAATACGCGACAAGTACGGGCGAATCGTGTACGTGGCGAACTGGATAGCGTTCTGCTCCACCGACGCATACGACATCGCACCCGGAATCGCCGTCGACAACATGTGCAGCGGGACACGGAACGCACGGGCGATTTCCTCAACCTGCATCTTCCGCGACTCAAGCATCTGAGCCTCGTTCGGGTCAACACCCGTCTTATTGAACTTCGCGCCACCGAACAAAACACCAGGTCGGTGCGAACGAGCCAGACCCTTATGGCCTTCCTCGAACGAATCGACAAGGTCTTTCGCCTGCTCACGTGACAAAGCCCCTGGCACCTCAATCACGCCAGACGTTTGCGACCCTTGACCGAAGAACCGTGACGCGAACTCATCCAACGCCGCCGTCAAACCGAAAACTTCCTTCAGCTCGTCGATACGGCTCGAACCACGCAACGCACCCGGCTTACGCATCTCCGTGATGTGCAGCACTTCATCCTTCACAAGTACCTTATCCACATCACGCAAGTAATACTCAATCTGGAAGTCCCTGTTACGGCGAACCTCCACCCGCTTCGGATCAAGCACAATCAGAGCAATAACCTGACCGATCGGGTCACGAACCACACGCACAAACGCGTTACCGTCAAGCAGCAGCGACACCATCACCTGCGTGAAATGCTCATCACGGCTCGTACCCAAATCCGGGTCAGGCTGATCCAACCAAATCGGGCGAGGACGATACGGCGAACGAATACCATCACGACGAATAAACGAATCAATCGGCAACGTCGACACCGTATCGGCAAGCAAACGAACACACGCATACGCCGTCGAAATACGCAAACTATTGTCCTGCGTCACCGACACACCCGAATACGTCGAAGTGCCAAAAAAGCCGCCAGTACCAAACACCTGCTGGTATGAAATGGCACGCTTACTAAACGCATTACTCAGCATTGCCGCGCTCCAATCCCACACCAATCACCACAAGCAAACCGCCACCAACAATCCAACCCGCTGGAGCAAACACAAGAAACGCGCCAACCGTCACCGCCGCAGCACCAACCAGCTGCACCACAGAACCCACCAGTTTAGACATTGAAAAACCCAACCTCCGCGAACTCCTGCACCGGCGGTGACCAGCACGCACGATCTAACGCGATAATCGTAGCGACCGCCGCGTCAATCTTCTTATTACTGAACCGCGATTCCTTCACAATCCTCGACCCACGCGCATCCTGCTTCACCACCGCATTGCCAATATGACGAGCAAGACCAGGGTGACCATCATGCGTCACCTGCCTATCGACACTCATTTGATAAAACCGCATTGTTGCTGGCGACATACGCTGCGGCGACTGCGGAAACTCCACAACCTTCCCCGGCACTATTTGCTCCAATGCCTCCATCGTCCGCGCCCACCGATACGGGTCACACGCAATCTCCCGCACATCAAACAAACGACACGCATCAATGATGCACTGCTCAACCTCAGCAATCGGAACCTGCCACTCCTCATTACGATTCGACGGCCGCTCCCACAAACCCAGAACCATGATGTGATGCGGCTCATCCGTCGTCACCGCAACCACAGCCGTCGAATCATTACTGAACGACCCATCAAAACCGATAACGACCTCAGCACCAGGCTCAATCTTGCGGTCGGACTCACAGGCCTTCCATGTGCCGTCAGGCAACCAGGCGTTATGCGAACTCGTCCAAATGTTCAAACGCTTCGTCTTGAACTCATTCTCCAACGTCCGCTTCAACGCCGATTCGAAATCCTCCGGGTCTTGCAAAACACCAAAAGCAGGATTGGCTTGCTTCCACACCTTCGGGTCACGAAAATCGGCTTCCTCAAATTTCGGCTGCCACCACGCCATGAAGAACGTGTCATCCTCGACCTCACCATTAGCGATGCGCTGACCGTACTGGTACATCGAATAACACAACGAATCCTTACCCGAACCGTCAGTCTTCACCCCCGCCGTCGTGATAGCCACCAGCATCGGGTCAATACGCGCAGCGGACGCAAGAGACAACACATCAAACAACTCACGATTCGGCTGCGCATGCAACTCATCAAACGCAACAAAAGACGGTGACAAACCCTCAAGCTGCGGAGCCTCAGACGCCAACACCTTGTAAACCGACCGGGTGACAGTGTTCTCAATCACGTCACGGTAAATCTTGCACGCGTCCGCCAACTCAGGCTCCAGACGGATCATCGACTTCGCCGTTTCGAACACAATCCGCGCCTGGTCACGCGTCGCAGCAACCGCATAAATCTCACTACCCGGCTCACCCATCACAAGCTGCCGCATCGTCAACCCCGATAGAAGCGCCGACTTACCTGACTTACGTGGCATCCCAATCAACGCCGTCCGATGCTTCAACCTGCCATCAACCCGACGCGCCAACAACGCATCCAACAACTGCTTCTGCCACGGCAACAACGAAATCAAATCACCAGCCGGAGCCGCAAACGACTGCTTATCCACCCGACACAACGCCTCAATAAACGCAGCAGCCTTCGCCCCATCACCACGCTTACGCTCAACCGGCGTCGTCTTCGTCAAATACCTCGGCGGCCAACCCTGCACCGACATCTACTTATCCCGACCCCAACCAGAACCCTTCAACACAATCCCAGGAGCCGACCACCGACGCGACATCACATTCCCACACGGACAAAACGGCGCCTCAGGAACCGACCCAACCGGCGACTCAACCTCAACCGACTCAAAACACCGCCCACACCGAAACACATAAACCGCCACTACCTGCCCTTCCTCTCAGCATCAATCAAGGCCTGCAACTTCGACTTAGCCGTGACCTCACCCAAACCAATACGACCACGATCAGACGGCGTCAAACCAAACAACGACATCAAACCATGAATCTGCTTCGTGATAGCAATGACCTGAACCCAATTCGGATGCGCCTGCATCGACCCAGACCCAGTCGGCGTCAACACACCATCACCACTGATCTGCTTCACAAGCATCGCCCGAATATCCACAAGATCACACAACTCGGTCAAACCCAAACGATCAGACTGCGCAAACCACGGACACGAACCAATGATGAAATCCCACACGTCCCGACCAGCAGCCTGCAAATGCACCGGAGCAGCTGCATCAGCCAACGGCAACTCAGCCACAGACGCCAACTTGGGCAATGGCCGTTGACCTGGATTACCGAGCTTGCGTTTCTGCTCGACAGGTTTCGGTGGTCTTCCAACTTGTGCCATATGTGCCTCCCAAATCGGCTAATAGTTTCGCAGAGGAATAAAACTGTC